TTTATTTAGCAGGACATATAAGCTTAGAAGAGCTGCAAGCAGCACGAAAGGCTGCTGGTGCTGCTGATGCTGCTGCTGATGCTGCTGCTGCTTATTATGCTGCTGCTTATGCTGCTGCTTATGCTGCTGCTTATGCTGCTGCTTATGCTGCTGCTTCTGCTGCTGATGCTGCTTCTTCTGCTTCTGCTGCTTCTTCGAAGCAATACACAGCAAAGCTAGAACAGATATTAGCAGATTTTATTAATGAATCAAAATAAGAGATATGCAAATAACAATCCAAGGAGTGGACATTACACTAACTCCAGAACAATTACAGAAAATACATGAAGCATGTACACCAAAGGTGGAGCCTAAAAGAGATTGGAAGGTGTTGGCATATAGAAGATATAGTTCTTCTTATGTCGGTGGGTATGTAGAGTCTACACTAAGAAGTAATGGTCTATATTTAAGCGATGAAGATCAAAGCAAGGAAGGGTGTTACCCGGGGGAGGGGCATGTAAAAGATGGCTGGGATATATATTCTGTAAAGTACACTAGTGAACCCTGTGCAGCGTCATTTACTACATTTACTATTGGAGACTATGTAGAAATACAAGGAGGTATGAAAGGAGTAACAGCCAGAGGAACTATAACAGAATTCGAAGTTAGAAATAATTTTTTATACATATATACTTCGTGGAGTAATATAGGATTTAGCTTACACCATCTAAAAAAGCTTAATAAACCAGCTTTCACCACAGATGATGGCATGGATGTATTCAATGGAGATAAAGTGTTTCACTGTTATATAAGTGCTGTAAGTGGTGAGCTTGTTAATGGTAAACCATTTATATGTGGGCCTGGAACTAATAAACGAATAGAAGGACAAAATTATTTCTCAAACGAAGAGGCTTGCCTAGTTTATATTAAAGATCAAATAGACAACGAGAAAGCATATAGCATAAACGATATTAAAGCAGTATACGGAAGTAAACAACACGTCTATTTAGACACACTAATAGAACAATTACAAAAGAGTAAGTAGTATAACAATTATAATAAACAAGTAAAACAAAAAGTAAAACAACATGGCACTAGATTTTAGTAGAGTCAAAAAGGCTCAAACAGACTTACAATCCCGCGGAGAGAAAAAAGATTATTCCAAGATCTATTACAAACCTATCATTGGTAAACAGAAGATTCGTATTGTACCCTGGAAGGAGGATCCCACATTTCCTTTCATCACTGCACAGCTTCATAAGTATGATACTTTCAAAAGATACATCCCTACCCTTGCAAACTGGGGCGAAGCTGATCCTATTTTAAAATTCAAAGATAAGGTGTTACAGTCCCCTAAAGCCACCAAGGATGACAAAGACTTAATGAGGAATCTGTATGCCAAGACTACTACATTTGTACAAGTAATTGTACGCGGTCAGGAAGATCAGGGTGTTAGGCTTTGGGAATTAAACAAGACAAACTTGGAATCTATAATGGCTATCGTAGGTGAAGAAGACGAATATGGAGACGTAACCAGCGTAGCTGATGGACGTGATTTAATCATTGAAGGACACAACGAAGTGAACCCCCAAACCGGTAAGTCCTACGTTGGCATCACTATTAAAGTATCTGTAAACAAGACCCCTTTATCAGCTAATGCTGAAACAGTAAAGAAATGGTTGACAGAGCAACTGGCTCCATTAGATCAATATAAAAGATTAACAGCAGAGGAATTAAAAGTCTTGTTGGAAAACTTCCTTAACCCAGCAGACGGAAGTGAAGATGGTGAAGAAGAAGCCCCGGCTCCAAAAGCAGCTCCTAAGGCTCCAGCTAAAGCTCCTGTAAAACCAGTGTTCACTAAAGTGGTAGCAGAAGAACCAGAAGTAGATCCAGAGCTAGCCGGGGAAGAAGTAGAAGCTCCAGCTCCTCCACCAGTGGTTAAAAAGGCCGTAGCCAAACCTAAAGCTAAACCGGTTCCAGTGGTAGAAGAAGTAGATCCAGAATTAGTAGATGAAGATCCTATCACAGATGCTATTGACGGAGACGATGAGCTTTCAGAAGCCATCCCTAAAACTCCAAAGGTAGCTCCTAAAGTTACTGTAAAACCACCAGTAGCTAAGGCTCCTGTTACAGCAGCAGGTAAATTCAGTGCCCTATTCCAGGACGACGAAGATTAATTAAAAACACATAGGAGTGGAGGGCCCGTAAGTCCTCTTCTCTTTTTAAAACTAATTTATTATGAACGTAACAATACAAGGTGTAGACATTACACTAACCCCAGAACAATTAGATAAGCTAAGATCATCTCTACCACCACAGAAAATACAAGACAAAATTAAAACACTGAAAGATGTATATAAGCATCTAGGTGTAAATAGAGAGGATGTTATTCCTTTCAAGTCTCCTAAAAACAAATCACAGAGAAGTACAAATGCTAAGGTGGATATTGAACACATCTCCCAGGCATTAAACGAAGGTTGGATTCCAGACTTCTCCAACACCTCCCAATATAAACACTACCCTTATTTTCAGAAATTGGTTTCTGGCTGGGTGGTCCGCGACTACACCTCCGGCTATGGCTTCGCGAGCTTGGGCTTTGGGTTTTACTACAAAAATTCTGATTTAGCTTTATATGCTGGAAAAACATTCTTAGACGTTTATACGGATTATATTCCTTAATAATATGCAAACGATATACAAATACCCATTAGTGGTAGAGGATGTTCAAGAGCTTGTACTACCATTTAGATCAACTATATTGTGTGTTAAGGTACAAGATAACCTTCCAGTGTTATATGCAATAGTGAATACTCAGGAGACTGAAGAATCTACATGCTACATATATACTATAGGCACAGGGAACAAAATGTATAGTGTTGAAAACTACAAAAAGTATATTGGAACCTATGAACTAGACGGTGGAGCTTTTGTAGGGCACGTATTCTGGCAATAAAATAATATAAAACAACATAATGGCAACAAAGAAGAAAGAAGAAGAGCCTAAGCCTCCAAAGAATGCTAAGGCGGCAGTAAGTAAAGCTATAAAAGCTGGATTTGATTCCTCAACCCTAAGTAAATTCAAGAAGTCACATAATCTGGGGGCTAATTCTGGGTATAAAGAACAATCATGGCTTCCACTATCTCCTGCATTTAATGAGGTGATAGGATTGCCAGGGTTACCTAAAGGACAAATAACATTGTTTAGAGGTTTATCAGATACTGGAAAAAGTACAGCACTATGGGAGGCTGCAACAGAAGCTCAACGTCAAGGAGATTTAGTTATATTTATCATAACAGAACTTAAATTTAGCTGGGACCGACTTACTAAACTAGGCTTTGTAATAGATCAAGGGGTAGATGAAGAAACAGGAGAAGTTATTCATACAGGAGATTTTATTTATGTGGACAGGACTACACTACCGTCTATTGAAACAATAGGGGCCTTTATGATGGATATGTTTGGGGAGCAAGATAAGGGCAAGCTCCCGTACAATCTCACCTTCGTAGTAGACAGTTTTGGTAGTGTTCCTTGTGATATGGCTTTGAATCTGGGTAAAAATGATGCACGTTGGAATGCAGCCGCAATGGCTAACACTTTTTCCAACTTTATAAATTTTAAATTCCCAGCTTCTCGTAAGCTTTCTTCTCCTTACACAAACACACTTATTGCTATTAATAAACAAGGAATACAATACCCAGCTACACCAATGGAAAAAGCAAAGAGAACGTCTAAAGGTGGCAGCTCTTTATATTTTGATAGCGCGCTGTGCATTGACCTAGGAAATATTACAAATGCAGGCACTTCAAAAATAGAGGCAACTAAGAATGGGAAGAAGCTTACCTTTGCCAAATCAGTTAAGGTGTCAGTAGATAAGAACCATGTTACCAACTCTACTACAGCCGGTAGGGTGGTTATGACAGACTATGGATTTATTAAAGATGACAAGAAGGTAATTGACGCCTACAAGGAAGAGCATAAACATGAATGGTTAGATGTATTGGGAACTGTAGATGTTGATGTAGTAATTGAAGCTGAGATACCAGAAGATAAAATAACAGCTGGGAGTGCTTATGCAACTGAAACTGAAGATTAATATTTAACAATTCTTTAACAAAAGTATAAGTTTTCCTTAGGTTTTTCCTTATATTTATATACATACAATGGGACGTAACAAGAAGTACATAACAGAAGAAGAGAAAGTACTGGCTCAAAGAGAGTACGTCCGGAGGTATTATAATAAAAATAAGGAGAAACTAGATGGGAAAGCCAAAGAAAACTACTACAAAAGAAAAGAAAGAGCAGATCGGTAAGGTATACAAGATAACAAGTCCAACCGGGAGGATCTACATAGGCAGTACCACACAAGAGATATATAAAAGATGGTATAAGTATGTAGTACTAGATTGTGATGATCAACCTAAAATATATAATTCATTAAAGAAATATGGTGCTGATGTGCACATTTTTGAGGTAATATGGGAAGGGTTAATAGAGGATAGTCTTAAGATGGAGAGATTATTTGGTGATAAATTTATGGTATTAGGACCTATGGGTCTGAATTGTCAATTACCTGGTTATGATGGTATACCTAGAATATGTAGTGCAGAAACGTTAATCAAAATGAGTGAAGCACAAAAAGGTGAGAAGCATCATCACTACGGTAAAAAATATCCACAAGAAGTTAGAGATAAACTTAAGATAGCAAGATCAGGGTGTAAGAATCATATGTATGGTAAAAGAGCTGTTCCTACTAAAAGCTCAGTAAAGATAAACCAATATGATTTAGATGGTAAATTCATAAAGACTTTCAACTCCCATGCAGAAGTAAGTTTAGTATTCGGGTTAGATAAAAATAGTATTCGTTGGACATTAGATCATAATCATTATGTTAAAATGGACTTCATATGGATTAAATATACAGGTAACATAAATGACCTAGACATATCTAACCTACCTATAAGAATTAACAAATTGGATTTAGGTGGTAATTTTA